TAGGTTTTCCTTCCTGGGGACACACTTCGGCTAGCCCCTAGGCCAGCTGGGCGGGTCGTGCCCATGCGCATTCCACCCCACGCCAGCATTCATGGAGGGGGACACGTAGAGATCCCACGAGAGACTGTGCAGTTCCTCAAAGTCCAAGAGGTCATTGAAGACCCTCGGCGCCGGACCAAGCTCCATTCTGGCAGCTTCATCCTCGAGCCGGATTTGATCGGACACGGATACATTGTACTTCTTGGCGAACAAGTCTCGGGTGGCAGGCCCTATTACAGGCCAGATTAACTGAGTGGGCCGATTATCCTCGAGCCACTCCTTCTCCCACCGCGTGCAATAACGGTAGAGGTACCTGTCGTACTTTACTGCTGGGGCGGTTAGTTCCAGCAGCCGGCGGGCTACAGCAGAGAGCACTGGGCAGCTCTGCGCCTCATAGGCTAACGATAGCGCTTTGAGTCGTAGTAGTTTCATCCTCGTCTTGTCACCCGCCTTGACATAAGGAAGTCGCGACCAGCCTAATTTGAGAAGGGTGGGCCGTGGATCGCGAATCATTTGTTTTTCTATAGGGTCAAAAATCATACCGCAGAAGCTCGCTTCGAACGGAGAGTCATAGCAAGTTAGCGTAGCTCTCAGCCCAAGGCGCTCAAAGTGTTCTGGGGTGATTTTTTGACCAGTTGTCCTACTCCAGCCCAAGAGGAAGCTGAGGACACAGTAGTTGGTGAAGCTGTTGCCTAAAGAGGTCAGCATTTCGCCAGACATGCGTTTGCATAAAACCTGCAGGATCAGGCCTGAGGAGTAGCGGTTGGTGTTGGTGGAGTAAATGTACGTCCACAGTATGTAGCAGAATTTCTTCGCCACAGCGCCACCACCTAGCATAAAGAAGAGCATGCGGAATTCTGTCGAATGGACGAGAACCTGGTCGAATAGCGACTCGAATGCTTTGTAGTCACTCTCGTACGCCACACCATTGATATACATAAGACCATCATCGCCCTCCACGATAATGGGTTCATCGGAGAACATGACCTCCGAGATGTATTCAGCCCTTTCGGACATTGGTACCTTCTTAATAAAACAGGGCAGAGAAAAGATTTGTTTTTCTATCTCTTGAACGTAGGGCCCGAGAAGGATTTTGAAGACGTCATGTCTGGCGTTGATGGTGCGCGCAGGCTTGATTTCGTCGTAAAATTCATCTTTACAGAACGCCCCACAAGCCTTGCGACGGCTCAATGGGAGGTCATTGGTATTGTACACTTCCCGCAATTTCTGTTTGTCGGATTCAGAGTAGCTGGACTGCTGAAGCCAGACCTCAATGTCGTCATTGGGGTCCATAATTGGGGAGAATTTGGTTTTTAATACATTATCTACATGTTGTATGTACAGTTGAAAGAACTCATTGTCTCTCACTGGCGGAGCACAGCCGAAGCGATGCTGAGCGCCGGCCGCCATGCTCCTTGGGTCATCATCAGACTTGAAGCAAGCAGCACCGCCGACAAACCATGGAAGGCTCGTCGAGCGAGGGGCGCGAGTTTCC